TTATAGTGTTTATTACGTCAACATCATCATCGTCGTTTGGTAAATGTGCTTTTATTTTGTATTCGGCACTTTTTAAATTATAAGACAATCCATCAATAATTGTTGACTGTGGATCACTCTCATAATTAACCCAATTAAACCAAATTTTGTTGTGCATTGACAATGGTTTTTTATATTCATTTCTAAATGTACCGTCGTAACGTGTGACAAACTCTCTGAAGTCGTTAGCAATATTTTGATTTTCTATTTCATAAATATTTTTAAAATAGTTTGTTGTTGAAAACGTTCCGTAATTGTCGCGCGTTCTTAAAAAACCTTTATAGCTTTCGTTGACCGGAACTTGACGTTTTATTGTTTTTTCTGTTGTATAAATTTGGTTATTGTCAATTTCAGTAATTAAATCCCTTTTTGTATTACTCTGAATTCCATCATCATAAACGATTTGTATATTGTCAAAATAAGTTGTTATATAATTTGAATCGGTGCATTGTGTTGAACAAAATGTCAAAACAAAGTCAACTTCAACATTGGTTAAATCTAAATCTTCAGTATTAAAGCTAACCGTTACTTCCTTCCATTTATTGAAATCAGTTTGTTCAACAAAATTTGTTGCATAATTTGGGAACTCATCTTCAGAAACCCAACGTTTATTTTCATTGTCCCAATCTCTATATTGTGAAGTATTTGCAACCCTAATCATTCGCGCCCAATATTCAATTTTATTTGTTATTGGCGAATCTGTTGTTGAATCAATTTCAACGTAATAACTAAATTTTAATTTATAATTTTCTATTTCATTTAAAATGTTAGAAATTCGAAAAGTTTCCATTTGAAAAAATGGCGTCAAATTTGGAAATTGTGTTGTAACTGAATATTTTAATGAATTATTACCTTGTAAAACAACGCCGCCCTCATTTAATTCCGCCCTGTTGCTATAAGTCACACCATTTGGCGCGGTTCCACTTAATGAAAAACCGGTTGTTCCGTATTCAAATCCCGCGTTAAAATCGGCATTTGTTACATTATTATTAACTTCGTCGGTTATAATTTTATTTATTGGTTGTAAAAACTCTTTTGACAAATCCGTTTTAATAGGGATTAATTTACTTGGCGCCTCATATAATAAATTTTGAATTGATTCAGTTTTAAATGTACCATCAACATATATTAAATTTTTTAAATATTCTTCTTTTGTATCTCGTAATTGTGTGGTTATTTTCTTTCTTATATATGTAGGAACATTTCCCGTTGTTTGTAATTCATTATATATAATATCTTTTACAAAATTATCAAAAACATTTGATGCCTCTACAACGTACCATCTGTTGTGACTTTGGAAAATTCTCATGTTATAACTTGACAACAATAATATTAATTGATCTTTTGCATTAGAAATATCATAACCATTTATTTGCTCTTTTAAACCTGGCGGAAATGTTGTAAACTCCGGGAAATTAAATATTGTACTTCCAACAATTCTGTCGCGTTGAATGTCATTAATATAATAAACATCTAAACCTAAATCCAAATTTGACAATATTAAATCAATTCTTTCGGCATCATTATAATAAACACCGGGTGTTCCGTCGTATGTTTCCTTTAAAGGTGCTTGAAAATTACTTAATGTTCCTAAACCGTCAAATGCGTTAAATGTAACACCAAAAGGCGGTGAAATCATTTTTTCCTTATAGCGGTCAACAACTAAAAATCCGGACCAATAGGCTTGCCAACTATAAACTTTATAATCGTCAAGTTGTGAAGTAACACAACTAATTGATTCAACAGTTCCGCCATCGTCATAAATACGACGTTCGTATTCAGTTGATAATGTTAGAAAATCAGCGATTTGACTTTCAACACAACCAATTGATTCGACTGTTCCAAAATCACCATAAACCCTATTTGAAAAATTTTCCGCTTGTGTTTTTGCATAGTAAACAACAACCTTATATTCGCGTTCGTCAAACTTATAAAAATCGTCATATTGTACGTCATCGGTGACCATTAGTTGCAAAGTACATTTTGAACCAATAATGGGTTTGTAAAAATCGTCTGAAGATTGCCACGAAATTTGCACCGGATTTGCGCCGCCTACCATTGGCAATACGTCACCGCTATAATCTTTTTTTAATATTTCAACTTTTTTTCCGTAACCTAAAACATCGGAAAATATTAATCGGTATTTAATCCCGTACGCCATAATTTTATTTTAATATATTCGACCGGCCGTTTCATTAGCGCGTTCAATTGCAATAAGTAAATCTTGACCATCAACACGAACCGAACCCGTAACGTTAACGTTTCCGCCACCACCAACGCCACCAATCATTCCCTGTAATTTATTTAACGGCGCTATGACTTCGGGATTTGAACGTGCGCCTGGGTATTCACCAACTAATCCCATTGTTGGACCGCTGACAATACCACCGTCGGCAAACTTTGAAAAACTCCCACTAATTAAAGCGGTTGCGCCTGCAATCAATGCAGGTAAAACAAACGCCGCAGCCGGTCCAAAACTTTTTGCGGTTTCTGTTGCACCGGTGATTCCGTTAGACATTGAAACTTTTAAATTGTGGCCGACTATATCAAGCGCGTCTTTTGCTAATGTTCCAACAAATGCGCCCATTGCTGATGATGCACCGCCAAAAGCGTTTGTAATTGCACCGCCTAAAACTCTAAAAGAATTTTGGACTTGACCGCTTATTTTGTTAGCCAAATCCATAGCCGTTTGCATATCCATTGTAAAGCCTAAAAAATTGACCTTTCTTTGTTCATATACGGCGGCTTCTGCTTCTAATTGTGCCGCATCAAATGCCGCTTGTTGTTCGGCGGTCAAAAGATTGTTTTCTGCTGCTAAAAGCCGTAATTCTTCATATTTGGCGCGAATGCGTTCAATTTCTAACGCCTTTTGTTCTTCCTCACTTGCGTTTGTGGCGTTTGCAATTTGTTGTTTTAAGTCCAACAATTGTTGTTGTTGTGTGCGTTCCTCGTTTAATTTGTCAACGCCTTTTTGCTTTAAACGTTCGGTTTCGGTGTTGTCGATTTCTGCCAATTTGGCGTCTTTTGCTTTTCCTAATGCAATGCTTTGGTCCGCCGTTGTCTTTTCATTGTTTATCAATTCGTCATAATGCGCAATAGCATCGGCGCGCCTTTTTTGGTATGCTTCGCGGTCGTTTGTGACTAACGCATCATTTATTTGACTTTGCAATTGTTTTAATTTATCCGCAGCCGCTTTCGCGTCTTCCGGATTTACAACCGGCGTAATGTCAACTGTAATTGGTTCTGTTCCAACTCCGGCGTCTGTTGTAGCGGTTTCAACGTCTTTTGATTCAAGTTCCGCTTGTTCTTTTAAAACAGATTTACGTTCTTTTAATAAAGCAATTTCGTTTGTCAAACGTTTGTTCATTGCTTTTTGTGCGCTTATTGAATAACGTCTTTTTCCTTCAATTGTATCTAAATACGCCAATTCTTCTTCAGCGGCCTTTAAACGGTCGTCAATTCCTTTTGTATCTAATTCCGCAACTGACGCCGCCGTAGCTTCTTTTTGTGCCTTTGTATAGCTATTTAAAGCCGTTACAACCAAAGCAATAGCGCCCGCAATTGCAATAATAGGGTTTGCAGCCATTGCCATTGTTAGAACTCTGAATCCTGTCGCGGCAATTGTTAGTATTGGTCCTAACGCCGAAAGTCCCGTCATTATTTTACCGAATATTATAAGCATCGGACCGGCCGCCGCTAAAATACCGGTTAATGATAAAATGATTTTTTGTGTTTGTGGCGATAAATTTTTAAAACTATCCGACAAACCTTTTATGAAATTAGACAATTTTGTAACCCCTTTAACAACCGCCGGCAAAATTATTTGTCCTATTTCCATTAAAGAATTTTTCATTGTCGCCATTCCTTTTGTAAATTGAAATGATGCCGATTTTGACGTCTTTTGAAACGCTTCATCAGTTGCACCGGTTGCCCTTGTCATTTCGTCAAACAATGCAATGTTGTCATTCATTGAAGAACCGGTTAAATCAAGAACCCCTTTCCATGCTCTAACATTTGGCGCAATGTCTGTAAATTCTTGACCGGTCGCGTCTAAACCTTGTTTCAGCATTGACAACGTCCCCATTAAACCCTTTTCGGCTAATGTTTCTTTTAATGAATCCGTTGTAAAACCCATTTTATTAAATGCGTCTTCGGCTTGTTTTGTTGGTGTAGCTATTGCCGTTAAAATGGCGTTTAATTGTGTTGCACCGTTTGCCGCGTTTGTTCCCGTCTTTGACATTGCAGCCAATGCCGCACCGACTTGATCAAACCCAACGCCCATATTTGACGCAATAGGAATTACCCCGCCCATTGCACCGGCTAATTCAGACGCTTCTAATTTACCCAAACGAACCGCTGACGTTAAAACATCTGTTGCAGCCGTTGCACTTAAATTCTCCACGCCGTATGCGTTCATCGCTGACGTTGCTAAATCTGCAATTGTCTTTGTTTCACCTAATCCAACCGCTGACGCTTTTAAAGACGCGTTTAAAACGTCTATTGAATCGCTTGTATTTAAACCGGCGGACTTTATAAAAAACAATGCGTCCGCAGCTTCGCCGGCACTTCGACCGGTTTCGGTTGCCATTCTTTTCGCTTCTTGTCCTAAATATTCAACCTCTTTTGCACTTGCGCCAACCAAAGATTCTATTTGCGTCATTGACTTGTCAAAATCCAATGCCAATTTTGTAGCCGCAGCACCTGCCGCAACTATTGGCAAAGTTAATTGTGTTGACATTGAACGTCCAACGCTTTGCATTTTTTTTCCGAATGCATTCATTTGTGAATTTGCGGAACTTAAAGCGTTTTTTAGTTTCGACGAATCGCCGGTAATATTAATTTTAAGATTTGATTCGGCCATAAAGAATATTTTAAACAAAAATACAAAAAAAAAGACGCTTTTATTTTAGCGTCGTTTTCTTTGTCATTGATTTATATTTTAATTCAAACGCCTCCATTTGTTCACGCGTTGACTTTGGTTTGTCACGTTGTTTTTTGCGTTTTTTGTCAACCGGCAATTCAAATAATTGTTCGGGTTTTATCATTTGTGATTTCTTTTGACAATTAACGTTGTGAATCATTGCTGCTAAATAGCGGGTTTGTTCCCAATTCAAATTTATATTGTTGTGGTAATTTTCCGCTAATAGCGCATTTTCACGCCACGTTTGCCGCCAAAAATCGTTTGGTTGTACGCCTATTAAACCAATATAATAATCGGTTAAACTTTTGAATGTTATTTCTTTGACGGCTTCGGCTTTCCCGACGGTTTGGTTTCGCCGGTTAAACTATTTCCTAAAATTTTTGATTCCAACATTGTTTCAACAATGGCGTTAATTTTATCCGGTTCTAAATCATCAAGCCATGTTCCAACCTTGAAAATATTGTAGTCAATTTCATTGCCTTGTTCTTGATCGTTTGCCAATACACCGGCGTAAACCAATGCGCGCAAACCTTTGATTGAAATACCTTTTGTAAATACGTCGCCGATTTCGTGTAATGGAACGCCTAATTGCTCGGTAAATTCCGACCAAAAGTTCATTGAAAAGTGAAGTGTTCTTTTTTTGCCACCGACATTGATGTCGATGTAACCTTTGTGTTTGTTTGCCATTTTAATATTTGTTTGTCGTTAATAATAAAAAAAGCCACCGCCAAAAAATGACGGCGGCCAAAATAATAAACTTTTAAAGTTTTAGTTTGTTGATTTAGTGATTGCGCCGGTGATTGTAATTGAACCGGAATAAGTGACGGCCGCTTCCATTTCTGCCGACATTTCAACACTTGACAAAAACCCTTCAGCAGTATAAACCGCGTCACCTGTTTCAGCCGTTCCAAACACACAAGTTAATTGTGTACGCGCCAAAAGATAATCAGCGAATTCAATTGCGTTTGCAGTATCATCATAAGCAACTAAACCTTCGAATGATATTTCGCCGCCTTTTACGCCGCCGATATATTCAGAAAATCCGTTTGAATCTTTTGTTGTTGCTTCGGGTGTGTCCATTGACAAAGACATTGAACAACTTGTTGTGTGTCCAACTGTATCGCCCTCAATTGTTAAAATTAAATTTGTTCCGTTAAAAACTCCCGTAGTAGCCATATTTTTATATTTTAAAGTTTATTAAATTTTTTGTAAATATACGAAATAAATATTTTACTATTCGGCGTTATAACTAATTCCAAAAAATTGATGAACGCCTTGTCCTTCAACTTGAATTTCGTATTGTGACCAATCGGCGATTGCTGAATCGTCTGAATCAACCCAAAGAACGTCAATTGAATATTTGTCCGCTAAAACCGGCGCTTTTGTTTGATTGCCGTCTTCGTCGTATTCGCCTTGTGTTACAACAATATTTCCCAATTTTACAATTGTGTTTTTGTGTGTTGGGTATTCGTTGCCGTCTTCGTCTGTTTCAACGCCTAAATCGTGGATTAAATCGTCCGCGATTGATTCGTTTTCAAATTCGTATTTTTTTACTTTCATTTTATTTTTATTTATTTACTCTTGTTTTTATTATAGGTGTATTTGTTACACTTGTGTTAATGCTGCTAATTCGCTATTTGATAATCTTGTGTTGTAAAGTTTTACATTGTTTACTCTATCGTTAAAAGGAAGATTTTCATTATAATGACTACCTACATTTATTTTATTACAAGTTGGTACATTTCCAGAATTA